TCTAAATCAGTATAAACATTTTGCACATCACCGGTAATTACATCATTTCCAAATTCAATCGGAGTAAATTCGCTACTAACTTTATTAATTTTCCTTCTCAAACCATAATCTACAGAACTATCCGCATTAAATGTAAAATTATCTAAACTAATAGATTTTCTATCCGGAGAAATGTCAATTACACTTGATGGAGTGGTTGTTGTTGGGTATACGACCTTTCCGTCGTCACTGCCACCTTTTTGAATAATTTCAATACTATCACCTTTCTTTAAACTAGATTTGTCAATTTCACTTTTTAACGTTAATGTTAAGGTGACACCAAAACTTTCTACTTCAAAAGTTGAACTAGTATTGTAAATCCAAGAGTTGGCGAAAATTTCTTTATTTGTTTTTTCTCCAATGGTAGGATTTTCAATTAAATCTCCAATATTTTTTACTGAAATAATATCATTTTCAGAAGCACTAAGTTCTTCGGATATTTGAATAAATTTCGACAATACTCCGGTCAATCTTATTTCAACTTTTTTGTCCGGATCTCCATTTTCAAATCCAAAATAAATTTGATCAGATCTTATATTACTTGCGGCAGAAATCGTGGCACCGACTCCAGTACATCCAATAAATTGATTAATGCTTTTATCTGTATAACTGATACTATTAATACCAGATATAACCATTCCAGTCTGTGCAAAACCTATTGTGGAATCAACAGTAATTACTGATGCGCCAATAGCAACAGTTTCAATATTTTTTGTGCTAGGAGTTATATTAAAAGTTCCTTCAATAGTTGAAGAATCATCATATCCAACAAAAAGAGAAAGTTTAAAATATTGCTTATTTTCTCTTGTAAATGGTTCTATTTCTGATATCGCAGCAGTTGTTCCTAAATCAGTAGATTTTACTATCGTTTGACCAACAAGTTTTGATGGATCCCCACTAATAACTTCAGCAATAGCAACTTCTCTTCTTAAATAATTTGAAGAAGATGGTTTGATTAAATATTCTTCTAAATTAACTACTCTAGGTGTTGCACCATAGAGAACATTAAACAAAATTCTAAATGATTCATCAGTTCCTTTTGACTGATAAAATGATCTTGCTTCTTTTATAAAGTTTCCAGCATTTAATTCTTTGACAAAATCAACGTCTTCTAAACCAGGAGCAAAAGTAAATTTTAATTTTTTATAAAAATCTTTTAAAAATAGAGAACTTAAATTATGAACTACATCATCTTTTGAATGATCTTCTCTTGAAGAATCTAAAAATACAAGTTCTTCTTGATTTAAATCACTATGATATGAAGTAATACCACTAAAACCACGTTGACAACCAGTAAATGAATTTGTAGTTACGCCAGTATAGGTTATAACTTCATTGTTTATCTTAAAGAGACCATATTCATTAGGAAACCCTTTAGTGCTGTTTACGGCGATTGTAGTGTCCGTAGAGGTAATTCCTGATGTAGTGCGTGTAGTGTCAACTATTACTTCAGGTGTTAAATTATCAAGTTTTAGATATTGATCTAAATTATCTGTAATATCAGTTGGACCACCTTGATATTCTTGAGAAATATAATATTGCTTTAAAAATTCTACCGATTTTGGATTTTCATCCAAAACAAATTCGGGTAACTGACTATCGATAAGTTGTTGAACCTTAACTCTAGATTCAAATCCAGTTTCTATCATATTACTCTCTTATTAAATTTCCGTTTAGATAACTTGATGTGTAAAAATCTCTATTGAATACCGTTCCCGATATTTCATCTCCTGATGCAATAACATCCTTCACCATATTTATTGCACTTGTAGAGACGTTAAAATTAAGATACAAATCTTTAAGTCCAACTACATCATTTGACTCTGGAAATGCCTGAACTTCAATAATGTTATTTTGGAGTTCAGTTGAAACAATTTTTATTGTATTAAGATTTATCTCACCTTTCATATAATCAACTGTTCCTGCTGATTTTACAACAACTTTTATATTTTGACTATCAAGTGGTTTCACAATTGATAAAACTCCCGTTCTTCCGTCAAGATTGGGAATATCTGTCAAATAAACCACATCAGAATCATTTGCAATTCTAAAACCGGTTGATTTAATATTATATCCACCATTATTTACATGAAATCTGTTTCCATAACATAGTTCATACTGGGCAAATTGATTTATTACTGCCTTCAAATCCCTTCTAATTTTCACTTTGGTGATATTTGAAGTTATTGCTGTATTTGTGTTGTCAATAATTTGTTGAATTTTACTATATTTGAATCTACCGCCAAATTTATTAATATCCACTGAGTTCGAATACTCATTTAAAGAATTAAGAACATTTGTTTTGAGTGTCTCGACAGTTGATATTCGAGAATAGTCATAATAAACGGAAGAATCAATTTCAACATAGAGAATTTTCAAATCTGTAATTTTTTGATTGATTCCAGAGACTGTATATTGTTTTAATTGTGATAAAATTCTAGATTTATTAAAATCTGAGACAAAAGTTCCATTTTTTGGTTTTATACTGATGTTTACAGTTCCAAATTGTGGTGGTTCCATCTCTTCTCCACCAACAACCGCCACAGATTCGGTGTCTGGGTAGATCATTTTGATAATTGCTTCATAATCACGACCAGTAACTGCTCTTGATTGTGCAGAATATATTTTTGGAGCAAAATATCTAACGGAATCAATCGATTCTATCTCAGATCCATTTTGAGATTTCTGATTCGTAGTGATTAATATCGTAGATGGATTAATATTGTTTCCATCAGAGGTTAAAAAACTTCCAGCAAGAGAAAAATTACTAACTCCGTTGCCATCAGAACCGTTTGATACGATATAATTTGTCGTTATGATGTTGCCATCAGAATTTCTATCAGTTCCAAGTTTTTTTCCAATTAATCCATCCCCAAAAAGTAATTGATACTTTTCATCTTGTACTTCCTGTATAAGATAAATTTGAGAATTTGATTTTACATTAACAATATTATCAACCAAAGAATATTCAATTCCTATACCACTATCATTTTCTTTTTTAATGTATACTTTAAGAGTAGAAGTGTCTATAAAAGAGTTATTGAGGATAAATTTTTGATCGAGAGATCCATCATATAAAAATTGCTTTGTTAAATAAGTTCCTTCATAGATTACAATGTTGTCAAACGTTGCCACTCCATCAACAAAATTTCTGGTAATATCCTCTGGTATTGAAAATACAAAATTGCTGTTAGAACTAGTTCCGGTACATACGAGACCTCTACTGAGGGTCACCTGCGCGGATGAATCTCCATCAGGTCTTTGTACCGAAAATGAGATTTGTGCCCTTGCAGAGGTTCTAGAGCGAGGCACATAACCAATATTTCTTGCCAATGATACAACATTCTCTCTGAGAGTTGCAGAATCCAAGAAGGATTCATTCACAATCATATTTGAGTTGAATGCTGTGATATATGTGTTATATGCTAGCGTGTCTATTAAGACAGAAAAGTTAGATCCTTCAAAATCAAAGTCAGTGAAATTAGAATTTGCACGGAGATAATCTTTGATGGATGACTTTATCTGATCAAAGTCTAGATTTGTATACTTAGTAAAAGGCATATTATCTTGTTGCCTCTAATAGGAACGAATATTCTTGAGTTGGAAACTCCTGACCAATAATATCAAATATAACAGTTACATTGAATGAATTTTGATCTGGACGAGGAAAAACATTTACCTCTACATTTCCAATTCTTGGTTCAAAATTTTCAAGTGAAACTAAAATTTGATTTTGAATTGCTGATGCAGTACCAAAATCTACAAATTCAAATAGACTATCCCTAACTTCAGATCCAAATAATGAATTAAAAAACCTTTCTGTTGGGATAGTTTCCACAATATTCCTCACCGATCTACGAATCGCGTTTTCATTCTTTAGAACTAGTAGATCTTTGGTGACAGGATGTGCATCAAAGGACAAACTAATGTCTTTAAATGCTCTTGATATCCTTTGGATTGCCATTTACAAGGAGTTTTTATTTATTTATACCTTATTCTTGAAGATTTTTCTTCCCTGCCTTCAAATCGTTGCACATAATCTTTATTTTTTATTTATTTCTTGTTTTACGATTTCATAATCATCTTCAAGAACTTCTTTAAGGTAATCTTTATCCCAATAATCATAATAATTGGTTTTTGCAAGTTTTATTCTTGCCTCAGTTAAATCTTTTCGTGGTTGAAAAAGAACTAGATTATATTTTCCGTTATTGGATTGTATTTTGTTGATAAAAGTATCAGTTTTACCGTGATCTGCAATGAATTTGTAGTCTTTATACTTTAAATTATAGTTATCAACAGCATTGTAAAGGTAATCACTCTCATGATGATCTTCTACAATGTTAATTACCACATCATAATCTGGATATGGAACAATTTCATCCAATTTCTGTTCAATAATCAGAAAATTGGCAGTCGAAGCAAAGGGACATAATGAAAAGTTTCCTAACTCAGGTCTAACTCTGGATAAATTACGAATCCATTTCCGAACATGTCTACTTTTTTTGTCTCTCATCGGGTGTTGTCCAGAAATAATCGTCACAATCACCAAGTCTTCCCCAGTTAGTATCGTTTTCAGTTTGGAAAATACATGTTGATACCTTAAAATCGGGAATTTTAGGTTTTTCAGGAGTCATTGAAGTGTCATAGATCCGACACCTGTTGTTTGGATACAGACAAAACTGACCATTTCTTAACTCAATCAGATTAAATGACTTATGTTCATCAGGCAACTCACTTGTTGAAGCATCGATTTGATTAAAATCTCCGTGATAGTTGTCTAAAGTGCAGATATAACTGCCTTTAATGTTACCAAAGTGTCTTGTTCTGACTTCCCATTCCATCGGTGATACAAATTGCTTTTCAATCACAGTGAAATCATAGTCCATACAATTCCAGAACTGAAGATTCACAAGGTCCATATCAGGATCTGGTTTCTCTGGACGTGCTAGGAACGCCGATATGGGCAGTTTATCGAACATTGCACCATATTCAGGCAGATAGGTCTCAAAGTAGAATGCACGTCCTTGTATGGACTTTGCGCTGACCCAGATTCCTTCTACGTATTCTCCATGCCCATCTTGAAAATCACGAAGATACTCTCTTCTTACATATACTTTCTTGGTGGGTAGATTTGCGATTAATTTTGCCATGTTTTAAAAAAGTCTGAAATTTCGTATCCGTCTAATTTTGATTTATAATCTGATGATTCACCCAGATAATAATAATCATAACCTAATCTTTTATATAATGCGATCTCATTCTTATTCGCCATATGTCCAAGACTTAACTTTTTATTTTTATAATTCCATGCAAACTGATCACCCCATGCACTATTAACACTCTTGAACTTATATGCAAGAGTGAAAGCAACTAATTCATTACCATCATAGTAACCAATGATGTCTGTATGGGGCAATTCAAACTCTTCACGAAAGATTGGAACCACATCTTCAAATCCCTTATAATCAACATACTCTTTATAGATTCTCAAACACCGTTCATAAGAAGAACTATCAAGAAACCGATAGTTATGGTATTCCTGATAGTTTGTGTCCTTGAGTCGAATGCGACAAAACATTAGTTGTGCTCCATTTTATTTACTATTACCACGTTCTTTCATTTGGTGGATAATATTGTAGAAGTTCTTTTCCTTGTTTGATATCACGCATTGCATATAATGTACCTGTTTCAGAGTCATGATAAACGTTTGGTTTACGAGAATGATTTATATAATATGAAATATCAAAACGATTGATATCTACATCAGTATAAAATCCTTCCTCATATGATCCACAGGTAAGTTCTTTAATTTTTTTACTAGCACGTCCTGTTACATCAGACCAAGGGACAAATAACCAGTCCTCCTCCTTTGTAACAGGAAAAATACTGGTGTCTTTGGGTATATTAATATATGCAAAAACACCAACACCCTTACATACTTTACTTGGAGCAAGATAAGTAAGTATTTCTTGTTTCATACTTAACTTCCCTGTCCACGATACCTCTTACGAGCCGAGTTACGCGATGTTGCGGCATACTTCGTGTGCTTGCCTTTACCTTGACGAGTTTTTTTCGGAGTCGGTTGAATGTTTTGTTCACCATTAAGTCCGACTTTTGATCTTACTGCCATAATGTACTAGTCCTCTGTAATAATTTCAGTTGTAATGCTACCTGGATCTGGATGACCTGTTTGATAATATTCAATTGCAAGGTCATCCATTCTATCGAAAAATTCTGTCATACCTAAACGATCATAAAGAATTTTTCCATTCACAAGAATTCTGTGAAATTCTTGACGTGTCATTGTCAAATAACCCGTGTCTTTTCGTGACCGACGCGAACACGAGGATCGCACCAGATTTCGTAACCTGCCTCTTTTGCATCAAGGCAGAACGAGACATCCTCACCACACATGTCCTGTACTTCGCCACTTTCGAAGACCTGCATCTTCGGAGCAAACCAAGGATACTTCATCTCCTCATTCTCCCAGACTCCGTGCTTAATGAGCAACCACCCAAATCCTGCATAGTCTACGGTGAATGGAGATTTGCGCTTGGAGATGCTTTCAACTGTTTCATGGTTCATGACTCCACCATTGTTGCGGAAGTCGTCCTCGTCCATCCAGTGTGCCACTGAGGTCGTTCTGCCGTCCTCTGTTGCATACCATCCAGATGCAATGTCTTGATCCATGAGAATCAATTGCCAGAACTTTTCAGTATTAAAAACAATATCGCTGTCAATCCACAACTGATAATCATATTTTAATTTTCCGTCCCATGGCAATTGATCCGGACCACGCAATACATTAGCACCAAGGCACTTGCATCTTGCAAAGTTTACCATGGAGGAATAATCCTGCGAAATCTGGATACTTGCTCCTGACTGCACCAAGTCAAAGCAAAGTTGTACAAAATTCTTCAAGTATGTATATGAAACTCCGCGACCTGGCAAACAGAAGACAATTGCCTTGCCCCTTACCATTTCTTTTGCCTTGTCGTAGTCCCACTCTTGTGCTGCTTTTTTAACCGGCGATTTTGCCTTTACAGTAAATCCTTTTGCCATAAGAATAACGATTTTACTTTCGAATCATACAACATTATATAGCGGTTGTCAAGGATCCTTTTCCTCTGTCAGAATAATCTCATTACCGTCAACCAACCACCTTATTTTGGTGCCTTCGTACCATTGCATTTCATTTAGGATTATCTCTGGTACTGTGATATGATAATCTCCAGTTACAGGATCGACCTCTATTTCACTAAAAATTTTCTCGGAATTTTTTTGCATATACGCGAACCCTACACTTGATTTTATATAGCGAAAAAAATTTTTATATCTCTTGAATTTTTATCGTGCTCTTGGAAACCTTTGTAGGTTAGGGGAGTCATGCGGTTTTATAAACGCCCCCCCTTAAACGGGGGGACTGCTGTATTAACGAACGACTGCTAATCCTTACACTGCTGTGAACTTAGTGTTGTTGAAGTTAGCAACACTGAAGCGACGACGATCGACCAA